CTTTTTTAAGACCCGCTTATTTTCGGTGTGAACTCATCATAAGCGGGTCTTAAAAAAGGACGAGCAGACACGAGCTTTCCGCTACGATGCTTAAAACCAAGTTCTACCAAATGAACGATGGAACCTTTGGTTTTGGAATAAATAACAATCGTTTTGTTTATGCCTTCGCCATATGATTCCTTAATAAAAGAATCGCCTAAATGCTCGTGTGTCCACGGTGTTCTAGGTGCATGTTCTTTTATATAGTCCAGGATCAAGTCCGCTGTTTCGTCTAAGCGTTGTAATATCGCTACTTCAACGTCTTTAGAATAACTTTTAACGGCCTTTTCAATCTCTGGTGTGAGAGCGGTAAGTTCTAAAGATTCCATCCAGCGATGTCCTCCTTTTTGATTTGAGTTTCGCTAGCATAGAGTTCCATCCACATTCCGTTTTGATAAGTCCTCTCTACTTTGTAGATGGTGTCTTCATTAGGAACATAAAGGTACTTGCTACCGTCATAAAGGAACACTTGAATTGAAACCTTAAAATCAAGTAAAACTTTGCTCTCTTTCGAAGAGTAATGTTCCTTAGAAGTGATGGAGCTTGTCATCCCCACCACCTCTTTGGAGCCGACCAAACGCAAGACCTGGTTTCCCAGATCATCAGCATCTGTTTTAACACGTAATAGGAATAAGTTGATGTTGCCGGAATTAGGATACGCTATCACGAGGAAGAACCTCCACCAACCTCAGGTCTATGCAAGCATAGTTGCCTGAGTAAGACGTCAAAGCTCTTGGGAAGCTCTTTCACTTCTCCGTTACTATTGAATCCGAAATGTGTCTTCACAAATATGGTAATAAGAGCTGTCACTAAAGGATTGTCATCTGATTCAGCGGTTTCACGAGGAACTCCAGCTGTGACTAGCAACTGGCGGCACGAGGCAATATGAATCAAAATTTCATCATCAGCGTAGTTTTCTGTTGCAGGGATAAGCAAAGCTTTCTTCATCTTCTCTAGCATGTTTTCGCACGACATTTTAGACACCTCCTCTACTCGTTAGAATATTCTTCCTATTACTCTTAAACGGAAGGACCCGCCTTCATACAAAAGAAAAAGGATCTCTCCTTATTCAAAATGTATTGCGACTAGCGACTTATCAAGGTTAGCGGGCACTCCTCCGTGTTTCGACCTAGACTATTCTCCTGGTTCTTCAGGAGTTTCTGGATCTGCAGGTTCTTGAGGTTGAGCTGCATTTGAGCTAGCTTTTTTAACTCTTAAGAAACCTTTGTAGCCGATGACGTTACCACCAGTAAAAACGGAAGCCTTGTAGCAGATAATGCCATCTCTGAATTTGTAATCAGTGGATTTGGCTACTTCTACACCACTGAAGATTGGGACTTCGTAGTTAGCGAGTGGACCATAAGCGATACCATATTCACCAGCTTGAGTACTTGCAGCAGAAATTGCTTTACAGTGACTGGAGATGATGAATGGGATACCATCAATGGTTTTTGCTTTATAGTCAACGTTATAGACTTTTCTACCTTCAGCAGTTCTTAAACCAGCAAAGGCTCTTAAGTCGTTCTTGTTGAGGATGAGGACACAGCCACCTTCGACTTCTTCATCACCGCCATAGGCGTAGACAATTTCATCAAGAGTATTTTCGTCGATTGCACTGAGTTCTAAATCAGTGGCATCTGCTAAAGCTTCACAGTTAGCAGAGAAGATACCTTTGAAGGTATTTGTGGTACCTGCACCACGAAGGATTTGTTCGGAGATTTTCTTTCTTAAAGCGATATTAACACCCTTTAAAACTTCTCCTTGGTAATCGGCCGCTGGGAGTTTCTCTAACTCTTCGGTGATTTCTGCATAAGCAGTAACTTTGACTTTGGAGATTGTTAAATAGCCGAATTCTGGTTCTGCTGTGGTATAAGGATCACCTTCAGCGGTAAGACCACCAGTGCCATGAGATTTCACGAATGATTTCTTATAGGTTTCGCCACCTTTAAGATTTACAGTGTGAACTTGTTCCACTAATGTTGAAACTTCTCTAAATGGGTATGGTGAGATTTTGTCATCGACATGCTCAGGGAGTAAAACTCCATCGGCAGTGACGGTAACAGTACGACCTTCTTTTAAGGCTTGGCCTCTTGCTTCCATTTCAGCAGTTTCTTCTGTTGATTTGGTTTCAATGACGTCTTTAACTTCGAATTTACCTCTCATAGCGAGTTTCTTTTCGATAGCTTTGCGTTCATTGGTGAGTTCGTCTACTTCTTTATCGTAAGCGGATAATTTTTCGACATCGGTTTCGGAATCAACTAAGCCACGGATTTCTTCAATACGTGCTTTGATTTCCTTTAAACGTAATTCAAGATTCATAAAATGAATTCCTCCTAGATTTTGGTTTTGATTTTTAGTCTCTTCACTAAGACTGTTCTACGTTCTAAGTTCTCTGCATCATCCAATGCCTTTAGTTCAGCATCCGCCAACTCTAAAGAGCGAGCACTTGCTTGGATAGAAGTTTGGTCGTAGGCAGGCAAGTCCACAACACTTACATCAAAGAGTCTATCAATGCCTGTAATAGTTCTTTTTGGAAGCTTACCGCTTTTATCCCAGCTTTGACTTTTAACAGCGAAAGCAAATGACATCTTGTCTAATAGTCCAGCTTCGATACATTTGAAGATGTCTCTATTGCTGGTTGTGTCGATGAGTTCGGCATGGATCTTCAAGCCTTTTTCATCAACTTCCAAAGAAAGAGAACCATTTCTGGTCCTCGCAATAATGAGTGTGCTGTCGTTATGGTTGTA